TGAACTAAAATCAGAATCATTGATAACTAAACCTGCTGATGTTGTATTATATTGTATCTCATTCATAACTTCAAATCTTACAAACCAACATAATGCAGGTTTTAAAAAGTCAGTTACTAATGTAGAGTTATCTGAAGTTAGAGATGAACCATGATTTTGTGTTTTTAACTCTTCATAAAAGTCCAATCCAAGTTCAGGTTTGATATGTGCCAACTCTGCAATATCTAAGATTGTATCACTTATTAAAGCAGTATCTGTAGCTTGATTTGTAAAAGAAGTTTGTATCACTTCTAATGCAGTAACAAAGTTATTTAGATTTCTTACATTAGCCATTATACGTTAGTGTTTTGTCGTTCTACTCTTATTGTTTGTCTATCAGATATGAGTAATTCACCATCAGGTATCTCAGGTAAATCTTTATTCAACATCATTCTTTGTTCATTGATTGTCAAGACTTGCTTAGGATCAATATCTGCTAAGAACGATATAGGTGGCTCATAAGCCACTGTTAAATCTTCTGTGTCTAAACCTAGCTCTGCATTTATGACCTTTTTAATTGGATCTAAGAGAATATTTGTAGTATCTCTGATAACTGTACTCATTGCAAGGTCGTAAGCTATTCTAATCTCACTACCTGTATTGTTCATCTTACCTGACGATATAATACCACTTAAGGCAGGTTGCCATCTATGTGCAGTAATTATGTTTTGGTCAGTAAGCTTCTGTAAATCTAAGAAGTCACCATCTTCTTTGTTTGAAATAACTTGAACGTCAGTACCTCTGCTATCATCAGCATTCTTGACAAGAAACAAAATCTTTGAATTGTTACCACTACCTGTAAGTGTATCTTTGGCAGTTTCAACAAACTTTTCTGCTTCTGCTTCACCAAAATCACCATTTACAGTTACTATTGCTGATGGACTAAAACCATTCTTAAATGATGTATGATTGAACTTGCCGATCTCATAATCTATCGCTATGTGTTCTAAGGCAGCTATATAATCAGGTAAGCCATAAAAATTAAATGTGCTTTCATAATCTTTATAGTGTATTACAAACCTGCTGTTTGCTATTTGTGGATAAACAGGAACTCTTTGAGTTTTCTCTTTATTTTTTCTATAATTATTCCAATCAGGATTGAAAAAGATATGATTTTTGTCTTTAGATATTCTAGCAGTAGTAGCATCTTTGTGATAAAAATTTATACCTCCATCATAAATAACACCTTCTAAATAAGCGTTACCATAAGTATAATAATCATCTGCAAGTTTTTTAAAACAATCTTTCAAGCTTTCGCCATGAACGTTAACATCCTCAATAAAATCAGCTAAGGATTCATTAGATGTCAAAAATCCACCACCTGTGGTGAATGTTGTTTTTTGTGCTAAAACAGATCTATGTGTAGAAGATTGTCTTTTAAGTTCTGCTAAATATTGAGGAAATAAATTATCCTTACCAAAAGGTATATAATCTTCCCTTATCCTATCTATATCCTTTATTTCATTGTCTACAGATGGAGTCGTTAAGTTTACAAAAGCATATTTAGTTTTGAAAGAAGTATCAGCTTTCTGATTTATCTTTAGACTTGCTTTTGACTTTGGTTTGTTTCTTTTTTGGTTTTGCATCTTCTACTATATATACATAATCGTTGTCACCTCTTTCATAGACCTCTTTCATTTGTTGTTGAGTAGCTTTTGACCAATCAACTTTTTTCATGCCTCTGAAATAAGAAATACCATCTTTAAATCTTGACTTATACATATTACAAATATATCAAAAATTATAGGTGATGGGCATTTCCCACCACCTAATATTGATTACTCTATAGTTACTAAACCATCTGTATCAGCTTGAACCGTAAACGTGCCTTTAAATACTCTAGGCATTTCTCCTGATTGTGCTGTAATAGTAACCGTTACACCATTTTCGTCACCAAAAGCTGCACCTGTACTTCCTTCTATTGAAGTTAGAGTAGCAAACATCTGCTGATTGCCTTGATCATCTTCTAGTCCAAAAGCTTCACTAGCTCCAATAATGTATCTTGTACCATTACTTCCATCTGCTGTACCACCCTCTACTAAAGCTTGATTTGCAGCTCTATTAGCATAAGTACCACAAATAACTAATAAATTTTGATTTTTTAGTTCTTCTAAAGCTTTCATGTGCTGAGCAGACATATTTGGTACAAAGAAAGTCACAGTATGTTCGAATAATATTGTGCCACCTTCTTTTGTTCCTGTAGTAGTCAAAGAACCTGTTCCTTGTTTTAAATCAAACAATCTTGCATTGCCAACACCTCCTATTGCATTTACTTGATGTTGTCCTACACCATTTTGAAATGATACACTTGTAGCATCTTCAAAAAGAGTTATAGCTACATATTGTAAGCCACCTCTAACTTCTAAGTCTGATGCAGCTACTGATAAATGTTCTATTGCCATTTTACTTTGTTTTAAATATTATTATTTTTTAGCAACAACTAAAGTTCCTGTTCCATCTGCACTATTGATTGTAACAGTAGAAGATAGCGTTCTTACCAATTCTTGAGAATTACATGACAATGTCAAAGTAACACCGTTATCATCACCAAGAGCAGCACCTGAACTAACTTCTAAAGCAGTCATTCTAGCATAGTTGTTTATATTACAAACATCAGATATGTTTTTAAATAATTCAGAAACACCAAGAACTAATTGTTGTCCTGAAAAAGTGATTGCCAATACAGCTAATTGTTCGTTCTCTAATTTATCCAAAGCTGAAAGAGCTGCCATATCTACGTTCGGTATAAACAAGCTTACAGTTTGTTCATAGGTTATTGTAGTACCTTCTTTTGTTCCTGATTGTGTGAAAGATGCACTACCTTGTCTTGCTTCAAACAAATGAAAAGTCAGATCACTACCACCATTTTCTTGTTGTAAATCTAAACTGTGATTTGTTGCAGAGCTTGTAAAAAGAGTGCCATCATAAGTTCCACCTGTAATATTAGAAAAAGCAGTTATACCAACATATTGCAAACCACCTCGTACATGAAAATCACCATGCGCTCGGTCTAATTTTTCTATTGCCATTTTATTGTTATTTTAAGGTTAAAAATTAAGGGGGAGTATTTCATCCCCCATTAATGAATTAATTACGCCATATTATCAGGTGTGTAGTAAGCAGCTAATTTAGCATCTTTCAAAGCAACTGCAATAGAGTAAGCTACTCTAAAACGATACTCTTTGTTATCGTTAGAATACCATTGCTCAACAGAGTTTTCGTTGAAGTCAGTAGCAACAACAAAAGCATCTCTAGTAGTTAACATAGCTCTGTGAGTTTCAGCAGCGTTAGAAGCACCATTAATGTTTGCAACATTAGCAGCAATAGCTACATCCCAATCTCTACGAACAATAATAGGAATACCTCTATAAGTTAATTGCTGAACACCATTAACCAAAGCTCCATAACCTGCAGCAGCATATCCTGAGTCCTCAAGAGTTTTTGCCATATAGTCATCAGCAATATCTCCTGAAACAAAGTAAACGTGATCACCTGCCTCTAACAATTCAGGAGAAGCAATATCATATAAACCTTTCATAATTTTTAAACCATATCCACTATCTAAAGCAGCATCAGTTGTCTGCTCAGGAGTGAAACTACCTCTATTTAATTTGTTAGCAGTTACATTGAAAGCTGCATCAAACAAACCATCAAATTGGTCAAAACCACCTGTTCCTGAAGCAGCACTAGATAACCATAACTGCTTGTTGAAGTCAGACTTAACACCCATTCCGATAAGGTCTAATAAAATATTTTTTACAACTGTTCCATCAACATTATCAAATTCGTGTCCACCTCTCATAAGTTGACCTTTGATTTTGTTGTATAAAGCGTTACCTGCAAAAGCAACCTCTGCTTCTCTACGAACAGGAGTTATTGTTACAGTATCACCTATTTCTCCTGCACTTCCACTAAATGTAGAAGAAGAAAAAGCATTTGTAATTCCACCTAATTGCTTGAACTTATCAATAACGATAGTTCCTGATACATTAGGCATTACATCCATATAAGACATATAGTCTTGCCCCATAAATAAAGGCTCTATAATTGATTTACTTACGTCATATTTATTAACTGTAGGTAAACTTGAACTTGTTAAAGTCGCCATAATTTTTTAATTTTTTATTTTAATAATGATTTTGCAAAAGCATCCCATTCGTTTGTTACTTTTTCGTTGGGAGTGATTGAAGGCTCACTTTCAGCTTCTACTTTAGTTTCTGTAGCTTCTAACTTTGCTAACTTAGCTTCTATCTCAGTTACCTTGTTTGTCAATTCAGCAATAGTGCCTTCCTTTTCACCAACAAGAGCAGCCAATTCTTCTTTTTCTTCACGAAGTGATTTAGCGTTTTCTTCAAGCTCTTCGAACTTATTAACGATAACTTCGTTGTCAGAAATAGAAATAGAAACTTCATCAGAAGGAGTAGAAACTTCCTCTCCTTTAACAGCATTCAAGATTTC